AGCGCCAGAGATTTTGCCGCTGAAGCTCAAGGCTTAGGCGGGCTAGTTAGACTATACGCTACATATGCTGCTAACGTATTTGCAGTTACAGCTGCATTTACGGCCCTTCGTGAAGCTATGAATACCGATATAATGATAAAGGGTATGGAACAGCTGGGAGCTGCTACTGGGCAAAGCTTGGTAGGTATGACAAAAAGTTTTGTAAGCGTAACTGATGGAATGGTTAGTTTTCGTGAAGCCGCAGAAGCCGTAACAAAAGCCAGTAGCAGTGGACTAGGTCGTGAACAAATATTAGGTATTGCTGAAGTGGCTAAAGGAGCAAGTCAAGCTCTTGGTGTTAATATGAGCGATGCTGTTAGCAGACTAAGTCGCGGTATTGTTAAACTAGAACCAGAATTATTAGATGAACTAGGTTTATTTACCAAAACGGGTAAAGCTGCCGAAGATTATGCTAGAAAAGTAGGTAAAACCGAAAGCCAACTAACAGATTTTGAGCGTCGCCAGGCCTTTGCTAATGCTGTATTAGAAGAAGGGCGTAAAAAGTTTGGAGAAATTGCGCAAGAAGGGAATCCATACGATAAACTATTAGCTAGCTTAAAGAATACTGCCCAAGATATATTAAGCGTAGTTAATACAGTAGTAGCACCTGTAGCAAAAATATTAGCAGATAATACCGGATTAATTGGTGCAGCAATAGCATTAGCAGCAATAAAAATTACACAACAAGCAATACCTGCATTAAATAGATATAGTGATTATTTAAAAACTACTGCTGCAGAAGCAGGTAAAATGGCATCTATACAAAGTGAACGTGCATGGGCAACACAAGTAGATACTGCCAAAGAGCGATTAGGTATTTCGGCTAGTGAAAAAAGAGTAGTAGGCTTAAAAGCTGAACAGGTTATATTAAACGATCAGCTAACAACTTTAGAAAAACAAAAAGCCAGTATTGCTGAAATTATTGCGCTTGAAAATAGAATGGCAGTTATACAAGCTAAAATTGGTGGAGAAAAACGACTTCAAGCTGAGCTAGACCGTAAATTACAAGACCAAATGGAAAAGTCACCAAGTATTTTTCGTGGTGATACACATGCAATGATGATGGCTAGTGCTAGTAAAGCGGCTAATAGAGCTTATGCTGTCAAAGATATACAAGCACAAGTAGTAGAAAAAACAGCAGATGCTGGTACTATAGCTGGTTTTTCAGAGTTAGTTAGATTAACTGGTGAATACGGTACAAAATTAGGCGGCATTGGAAAAATAACAACTGTTGTTAGCGGAACACTTAGTATTCTAGGTCAAACATTCCTAAATGTTACAAGATTTATTAGTGGATTACTAGGTTATATAGGTCTAGCAATAACAGTTTTTGAAGTACTTGATAGCATGTTTAGTACTAATAGTAAAAGTGCCAGTAAATTATCGGATAGTCTAGCACAGCTTGAAGAAACTACTAAAACAGCTATTGATACTAATAAAAAATGGGAAGGCTCTATTGGTCTAGAGGCTGCAATAGCCTATGCTAATAGTTTAGATGCATTGAGTAGCAGCGTTAGAAATGCAACTAAAGCTTTTAATGACTTTAAAACAGATAGTAGTGGTTGGGATAAGGCCATAGAATGGTTAAAAGATGTTACGCCATTTGTAGATAGCATGCAAGAAAAATTAGCTAGTCAGCTTGGAAAATCTGTTATGGCTAGTATTGAGGCATTACCGGTAGGTCCAGCCAGAGAACAGTTTAGAAAACAATATGCGGAAATATTAAATATACCTATAGGAAAGTTAAGTGCTAAAAGTATTACTAAAGCCGTAGAAGGTGGAGATGTTGATCAATTAAATCAATTAGATTCTGCTCTTGAACAAACTAATAAGCGTGTACAAGAAAGTAGCACATATTTAAAAGGTTTGAAAGAAAGTGGCGATTTAGCAGAAAAATCCATGGCTACATTTATGAATAGCATGCGCGATAGTAGCCCATTAACTACCTTTTTTGTTAATGCTATTAAATATAGTGGGGAATTAAATAAATCACTAGCCGATACTTCGTTTACCACTGTTGCAGCAGGATTAGATAAATTAAGTACAACTGATTTATCTATGTTCGGATCAGCAGCATTAGATATACAAGCTGTAGTAACACAATTTAATAGTTTAAAGCCAGCCTATGAAAGTGCAGCAAAAACACTAGAAAGTTATAAAGATAAACTAGATGAACTTCAACAACGCAGAGCTAGCAAAAACTTAACAAATGCTGGCAGACGAGAACTTGATGCTCAAATAGCTGAACAGCGTAGTATAATTAGCGCACAAGAATCAAGCGTTGAAAATATCCGTAAAGAAATAGAAGGCCTAGGAAGAGAAGCCGAAACATTTATTAAGCGTAGTATTGGAGATCAAGTAACAGCTGCACTAGAACAATTTAGACTTAAATTAGCTCAAGTTCAATTACAGTCACAAAAAGATATAGTTAGCAAAGGTTTTGGTGATACTATTAGTGGCACACAAGCTGTAGCAGAAATATCAAAGCAACAAGTTAGTGTAGAACTAGAACTTATAACTAGTCAAGATAGACTTGCAGATAAAATCGAACTATTACGTCTTGAAATAGCTGATGCAAAAGATCGTGAAGCACTTCGTGCAGCTACAAGTGCTGAAGGCATAGTTAGCGATCAAGGACAGAAATTACAAGCGTCTATGAGTGCCAGAGAGCTACAGCGACAGTTTTTAGAAACAGGTGGTAAATTTAGCTCGCAAAAAGCACAAAAAGATTTTGACGCTCAATTTGCAGAACTACAAAAAACAATACCTGAAAATTCAGCACTACTATCTATACTTGAACGTAGACAGCGTACAGCACTAGGAGTAGCTAATGCAGCAGCTAAAAATCTAGCTATTGATTTTGACGCTGCTATGAAAAAGCTAGATATAGAGGCAAAGCGTCAAACAGACGGCTTAAAGTTTGAGTTTGAAAAATTAAATAATGTTATAAATGCTATAGGCAGTGATACTCCAGAACGCCTAGGAGCACAGTTATCTCTTGCACAAACTATACTACAAGAGCAATATAAATTAATTGATCAAGCGGCTGATGCAGCACTAAAACGTGCAGAAACTGCCAGAGACATGGCCCTACGTGCAGGACAAAAACCAGGTGATGTAGCAAAACAGTTTGAGGAAAAAACCGGTCAAATTGAACTAGAGCGTAGCCGTAGTAAAGAATTACTAAATCAAAAAACACTACTAGAACAAATAGGTAAGCAAGAGCAATATAATCTACAAGTAGTTGAGCGTAATTTTGATCTCTATATGCGCTTAGCCGATGCGTACAAGTCATTAATTACAGGAACTAGTTTAGGCTCTGAACAGGCAAGATTTGCCGCAGAACAACAGGCCAGACAAGCTAGAGACACATTACAATCATTTAGAGAAGAATCTACCCTTCGACGCGAACAACGTACTTTAGATAGATTTAGTGCCGATTTAACACAAAAATATGGTAGTGAAGAAGCCGCCCAGCGTGAAATGACACCTAGTGAGCGTCTAACTATGCAGGGGCTACAAGAAACTGTTACAGAAACAAAACAGTGGAATCAGCAAAGTAAACAGGTAAGAGTAGAAATTTCGGGTATTGCTGACAAAGTAGGGCTTTATGCAATTGAAACAGCAAAAATAAATGCAGCAAATGCAAATACACTAGCTATATTAGATGAAATAAAAAATGCTGAAGATCAGATATTTCAAAGAAAAAATCATGAATTAGATATAGAAAAGCAACGTTTTGATGTATTAAGCAATCTCGGTATATATACCCAAGACGAGAAAAACAGACTAAGTGCCAATCTTCAAATTAAGCAAATAGAATTAAAAGTCGAACAAGATTTAGCTGTTATAACCGCGGAACGTACAAGACTAGAAATTAATTTAGCCAACGCTAGACGTCAAGCCGGAGGCATGGAAGGCTTAGACCCTAATACAGATCCACAAGTTATTGCTGCCAATCAAGCATTAGCTAGCTTAAATGCTCGTCAACAGCTAACTATACAACAAGCACAAAATGCTAGAGAGTTGGTTGAACGCAGTGTAATGATACCAGACAGATTTACAAATTTTGCTAACAAATTTGAAGAGCTGTTTAATGGTATGGCCGATGCCGTTGTTCAATGGGCGGCTACTGGTAAGAGCAGTTTTAAAGATGTTATAAATAGCTTCCTGATGGATATAGCTAGATACGAAATGCGCCTACAAATGCATGCACTATATGTGCAAGCACTTAGACCATTATTAGGCAGTCTATTTGGTAATTTATTTGGCAGTGGTAATGTTAGTTATGTCGAAGGTGGTTTCGGTACTCCAGGAGGATTTGCCTTTGCAAAAGGAGGTGCATTTGATGTTGGTCTTCAAACTTATGCAAAAGGCGGCATGTTTACTAATCAAATCGTAAACCAGCCAACGTTATTTAAAGCAGCTAAAGGTTTAGGAGTAATGGGCGAAGCTGGTCCAGAAGCTATAATGCCATTAACTAGAGATAGTGATGGTGTTTTAGGAGTTAGAAGTTCTGGCAATAGTGGTGGCGGCAATGTGGAAGTGGTTGTTAATAACTATACAGCAGAACGCGCAGAAACTAAAGAAACTGTTGATAGCCGAGGAAATAGACGTATAGAAGTGGTAGTTGGAGAAATGGTAGCTACTCAAATGACTACACCAAATAGCAGTGTACAACAAGCTATGCTCTCAGGATTTGGAGCTAGACCAAGAATGGTTAGGAGATAATTATGGCAATACCAAATTGGCCAGCAGCCCCTTTTCCTCAACACCCACAACGTGGATATAGAGAAAACGTAGGCATTAATGTAGTTCGTTCTTCTATGGACGCAGGCCCGGCCAAGCAGCGATTGCGTGGCCGTAGACCTAGCACAATGGACGTACAATTTTTGCTAACCAAAACCGAAGTAGATACACTACAAAATTGGATCGAAAATACCATATATGGAGTTAAGCGATTTAATTTTCTACATCCTAGAACTAAAGCAACAGTAGAATGTAGACTGGTTCCACAAGGTGAGAATGAATTTTTTACTATTGAATATACTGCTCCAGACTACTATACAGCACAATTACGGCTAGAAATATTACCATGAGTAGATTAAACAATTTAACTACTGCTGCTATTAGAGCAATGTTCTCATCTGAAGTAGATGAGCAACTAATTACGCTTATTGAAATTAAAGATCCAACCAAAGTTGAAGCCACAAATAGCTATGCTGGATCAAACCTTATAAAATTAACCAGTGCTGATAATTATAATATAGATGATAATATTATATTTTCAGCATCAATAGGTGGCCTAGTAGCAGGCACAACTTATTACATCGTTGATATTGATTATACCAACGATACTATTAAGGTTAGTCTATCCCCTAGAGGTACGGTTGTAGCACTAGGAAATTCAACTGGAACCGTACTTGGAGAAAGAGTTTTTAGAATTGCAGACAGTTGGAAAGAGCGTTTAAGTTATACTACTGACAGCGAAGTTGTTTACGGTGTAATAAGTAATAGTAAGCAGTTTATTTTTATACCTGTTGAAATAACTCTGCCCAATGAAACTGAGAGTGGTGAGACAAGCTGTAAATTACAATTAAATTATGTAACACCAGAACTAGTAGAATTAATTAGAACTAATCTAAACAAACCAGCTAGTGTAACTATACAACTAGTACTAGGTAGTTCTCCCAACGACGTAGAAGCTGAATTTAGTAGTTTTTTCATAAGCAATGTTAGTTATACTTCAACACAAATAACATTTGACTTAAATATGATTAACTACAGCAGAGAACCTTTTCCAGCTTTTAATTTTACTCCTATATATTTTCCAGGACTATTTTAATTATGTATGATAAATATATCGGAATACCATATCTAGAAAACGGTAGATCAGAAGCTGGACTAGACTGCTGGGGATTAGCTAGACTGTTTTATAAGAATGAATTTGGCATAGATTTACCCAGTTATAGCGAAGAATATATGGGCAGTTACGACCCTAAGGTTGTAGCTGCCATTACTACTTATAAAAACGACTGGACTAAAACCACTTCACCTAAATTAGGTGACCTATGCTTATTTAAAATATTAGGTGAGCCAACACACGTAGGCATATATCTAGAAAACAGCAAATTTTTACATGCTCGCGACGGGCATAGTAGTGTAATAGAGTCATTAAAACGTATTAATTGGACAAATAGACTAGAAGGATTCTATACTTATAGTCCTGTGCACCAAAATATACAACTAGCTGGTAGTCCACATCCCTTTAAGGTTAACAGAATACTTGACTGGGCGGCTAGTGGCATTACAATTAAACAATGTGTTGATTACTTACAAGAAAAGTATAAAGTCAGCGAACGACTAGTAAAACAAATAATTGTAGCAGTTGATGGTGTAGTTATACCTAAAGATCGCTGGACTAATACTGTACTACAAGCAGGTCAAACTGTTACTTATAAAACTGTGCCACAAGGCAGGCAAGGTTTACGTGTAGCACTATTTATTGCTGTAATGATATTTGCACAACAATATGCTCCACAAATAGCATCTAGTGTTTTTGGTACTACTGCTACTTGGGCTGTTGCAGTTACACAAGTAGCTATAACTATGGCAGGAGCAGCTTTAATAAATGCGCTTGTGCCTATTAGACCACCAAAACTCGAAAATGACAGCGTTAGAGAACTAAATTTATTTAGCGGCACTAGCAATCGCGCTAATCCTTATGGTGCTATACCAGTAATACTGGGCAAAGTACGCATGACGCCACCATTAGGTTCGCAACCTTATGCAGAGTCACAAACTAGTACTAGCTATATGAATATGCAACTAGTATGGGGATTTGGTCCGCTTAAAATAGAAGATATTTGTATTGGTGCTAACGTAATTGAAGATTACTATCAAAACAATACGCAAGTCAACTTGCCTCTACCAGCTCACGTATATGGCTATTTAAACAGCGATGGTACTGAGCGCGAAACTAATGAGATTACACGATTTAATACCTTATACCCTAATATTGTAGAGCAACAATTTAAAAATGTAGAATTAGTATATACAACTACACCATCCTTACAAAATGAAGAAGTTATTACTTTTACGGAAACCGAAGCTACAAGAGTAGAAGTAATATTAAGCTTTCCTGAGGGTATGCGAAAAATATATTTAAAGGATGGAAAATCAGCGCCTACTAGTGCAACTTTTGAGGTTAACTTAGAGCGAATAAGTAGTGGTGCAGTAGTAGGTACAACTGGTCGTTATGAACTAGATAGTAATTTTATATCAATGCTAGATCCTAGCAGTTATATCACTCAAGAAACCAGATCTAGCGGAGATAGTGGTGACTATTTAGTAGATGTAGCTGTTCCAGTATACAGAAAAACCGTATTTTGCCTAACACCTGAAAATAGAATATCCGTAATTAGCGGAGCTGCTAGTACAACAAATGGAGCAAATCCTTCAGGAGTATTTTTAGCAAAATTAAAATCAAATACTTTTACTAATTTAGTTGATGCTAGTAGACAATATCTATTTGATCCTGAGATACCACTTAATTATATAAAACTATATAGTGTAATACAGTATGGTAGTGATGACATAACCACAACAAATGAACTAACCGGAAAATATACTTATAATGGACTAGCTTTTAGTCGTGTTAGGGAAAGTGTTACAACTACAACTGAAGGGGACAGCCCTACTACAACAACTACATTTAGTGGTAAAGTTACAATTACTATAACTGCAGGAACTATTGGTTCAGCATCGTCCGGTTCTTATAAACCTACATCCGCAATCAGCGGAGCTTCAAGTCAATTAATATTTAGTACCAGACAGTTAACTAGTATCGTTAATACTAGTAACAATAAAGTTTGGAGTAAATTTATGAATGACAATTCTGTGTGGTATGGCACAGGCCAAACATTCGATCAGCAAAAACTAAATGTTAATTTTCCATATGATGGTATCTATACTATTAGTTTTGCTGTAGACAATACCGCTGCAGAACTTCACATAGGCAGTGAAGTTATACCAATTCCACAAAATAGTTATCGTGATGCCGGTGGACAAACAATTACTAGATATATTGATCACGGGTTTAAAACAGTACGCGTAAAAGCTGAAAATTATGCAGGAGAAGTAACAAGAACTGATGCTGGCTATGCAAATGCCGGAGTTGCTGTATTAATTACTTTTTCCGCAGATAATGTAACTAACTTTGTTCCTGGTACTAATTATATAACAATTGGCGATAATGAATTTGTAAGCTATAAAGATGGCTTTAATTATCCTATTAACTTTGATGAATTAACTCCTGGTCAGTACCGAGTAAGAGTGCGAAGAACTAGTACTAGCGATCCAGACCATGAATCAGAACATAGACATTATTTTAAATCACAATTTTTAAGTGCTGCTTGTTTCAAAGCAGGAACTACAATTACACCTCCAGCAGGCGTTGGTATAGCTAGAACAGCAATTAGGCTAGAAAGTAGTGGCAGAGTAAATGGTACTATAGATGGTGTAAATGCTCTTGTAACGACCATTGGTTATGATTTTTTAACACTACCAGGTGGAACTACAAAAGCATGGGTGCCTGAACAACCGATTAATAATCCTGCCAGTTTATTTGTACATGTACTACTACATAGAGCAAATGCCTATAGAATACTAGATAGCGAAATGTGGAGTAAAATTGATAAAGTAGCTATAGAAGAATGGCATACTTATTGTGATACTGATGTTGTGGATATTAGACCTAAACTAACTTACAATGGAATAGTTACAGGTAATATTAGTGTTATGGATGTGCTGCGAGATATTTGTGCAGCAGGTATGGCAAGCCCTGTATTTATTGATGGTAAGTGGAGTGTTATTATAGACAAGGCTAGACCTCATGTTATACAGCACTTTACTCCACATAATAGTTGGGGATTTGAAGCAACTAAAAATTTACCTAAAATACCGGACGCTTTTAGAGTTAACTTTCCAGATGAAGCAAATGCCTACCAACAAAATGAAATATTAGTAGCTAATTTTGGACTAACTAAAGATACAGCAAAAGTTATTGAAGAAATAAATTTACCTGGCATAACTAGAATTAAACAAGCTCGTTATTTTGCTAGATGGCATTTTGCACAGCTACGTTATAGACCTGAAATCTATACAATTAATACTGACTTCGAATATCTAGTTTGCACACGAGGAGACCGTGTTAAAGTAACACACGATATTCCTCTTTGGGGTACTGGTAGTGGTAGGATTAAAGCAATAACTAACACAACAACGTTAGTATTAACGGAACCAGTTTTGTTAGAAGCTAATGCTAGTTATCAAATTCTTATTCGTACCAATAATTTAACAACTACACCAGGTAGTGGTAGTTTAACAAGAAATATTACTGGTAACACTACCACAAACTATTATAATACAATCACACTTTCATCAGCAATAGATTCTAGTGTTGAAGTTGATAACTTGTTTATGATAGGCCTAACAGGAAAGGTAACCCAAGATTTATTGGTGCAAAGTATTGAACCAAGTACAAATAACAGTGCAAAAATAACACTAGTAGAATATAATGAAGCTCTATACACCTACAAATATAGACCTTATGTAGATGGCATGGTTGATCTACCCGCCTATATAGCAAATATAAATAAGCGAACAAGTTTAGATCTAATTAAAAATTCAATAACAGACTATCCAAGAATTGTAAGTTTTGAAACTAAACTAAGTGAAGAAATTTCTGCTGGAAATTTTCAAAACATAGGTATAATAACTTTTGGACATCCAGTTAATTTACCAGTTATAGCGGAAAAAATAGAAGTTCAAGGAATATTAGCTTCAGAAGTATTTAATAATGTAAAACAACCTGGTACAGCCATAATAGATAAAACTACTGATAGTTATACTGTTAAAGGATTACAGAGTGGTACTATCTACAAAGTTAGAGCTAGATATAGAAATACAGATGGAACAATTACAGGACCATGGAGCCCAGAAGTGACAAACGAAGCAATAGGACATAACTATAATATATTTGCAGCTAATACCCTTACAATTGAACAACAGGGCACAAATGTTATAGTTAAGCCATACGTCGACTTAGATAAAATAGAAAATGCTAGTCATAGTACCTATGAATTTAGACTTTACAGAAATACTGGTAGTGGTGATTTCTGGAATACTGCTTGGGATACAGCAAATATGTTAAAACATCAAGATAAGACTAGAGGTGTATTTAACTTATTTGAGCTAAGTGATGCAACTCCAAGAATTACCGAAACAGCTCCAGGTATAAAATATAGAATAGCAGTAAAAGCTATAGATAAAACTAATAACTATAGTACACAAACACTATTAGGCGAAATTTATATTCGTACAATTCAACCACCTACTCTTACTGATGGGGGCTAAATATGGCTAGTATGTATAAGGCAGGAGTAGGATCTCTAGTATTAGCCATAGATCGACAGGATATAATTACGACCAATAGTAGGATACGAGACGATCAGCGTAATCTAAAAGTATGGATTAGCCAAACTAATAATTTTACACCAGCTAGTGGCAATTTATTGTGGGATGCAGAAGGATTAAGCGCAGTTATACCTAATTTAGAGGTTGAAAAAACTCACTATTTTAGGTATGCGCTTACCAGCGCACTTGATCCCACTATATTTACTATTAGCAGTCAATATAGCTTTATTCCTAAAGCTAGTTTAGTGGCTAATACTACAGATTTACCACCAGATCCACTAGGCATAACTGCTGTTGCAGCCATTACTTCTATTATAGTTACGCTACCAACACCACCTAGTATTCCAGGTACAACTCAATCAACGGACTATGGTGGTGGTGACTATAATCCAAGTACTCAAACTACACTTAAAAATACTGCAAGTAGCACACATAAGTCAACTGTAGTATATGGTAAAGTTGTAAATTCACTACTACAAACCGTTACATTTAGTCAAGTACAGGACCAAATACTAGGTGAATTTGAAGAAAAGACTGTTTTTACATTACCAGCAGATCCTGGTACTGTATATGCACTTTTCTTTAAATATAGAAATAAAGCAGGAAATTTAAGTGCAAATGCTCAAGGCCCTGTAATGGTAGAAACAGGTATCAATGTACAAAAGTTTCTAGATATGCTTGCTGATCAAATAACTGAAGGACAGTTATTTACTGGCCTACAAAAAAGATTAGCTAGAACAGACAGAGTTCCTGAGGTTGATATAACTGCTGGACAATATACTGTAAAAATTGATAATGGTGGTCATGTAGCAGGGTTTGGACTAACTAATACTAATAGATCTATAGGTTATAAATCTGATGGCACTCCAACAGGATTGCTTAGTGATGGACGACCTTTTAGTGAGTTTGGCGTAGTTGCAGATAGATTTTGGATTAGCGGACCTGCTATACAAAGTGATACTCAACCAACTACAGATTTATACCACGGTAAGCGTTGGATTAATACTGGCACTGCTGGAGATAATGAAGGCGTTATATTTGGACCTACAGTATATTATAATACTTATAAACCAGATACACATAATCCTATAGTATTTGAAAGTGATGCAAATTATTGGTACTGGGAACTAAAAACCAAAACACAGCTAGATAAACTAATATTTAGTGGAGCAACTTATGTTGATCGAGGCACTTGGTCTGTTAGTAATTCATATGCTGTAAATGACTATGTATATGATAAAAGTAGTAATGTTTATTACTTATGTATAAAAGCATATACACCAAATTTAGTTACTAGTTTTGCCACAAAAAATCCTAAAAAGATAGGGACTTTTACTGGATCTGGTGCTACTTTTGCTGTAGGAAAAACTCTATATATTTATGGTGCTGAACGACTACCTACTAGCAGCGACTCTGGTGCAGGAAATAATCCAACTTATAAAATGAATCCTGATTATGATGATAAAGGTACATTTTATTATATAACTGATGTAACTGGTAGCGAATTTACACTAAGTTTGGAAAAAGGTGGTAATCCAGTAGTTACTGGAATTAAGCCTAAAGTTATGTATTATAATGTAGCGCTTAAAAGCAATCTTAAAAAGGACGGCGGAACCTATAACTTAGACCCTACCGGCGGAGCAGTAATTGATAACAGACTAGAAGTAATTGATACTACCAAAACAGGTTGGGTTTCAGCTCCAGTTAGTAGTATGTTTCCATTTATAGTTGAAACAGGTATTAGCGCAGGAGTTAGACCTGGCGTATATATGGACGCAGCGTTTATAAAAGATGCTAGTATTACTAATGCAAAAATAACTACGGCCGCAATTAGTAGCGCTAACATAGCTTATTTAGAAGCAGGTAAGATAAAAGGTGGAACTATCAGTGCAGACCTAATAAGTGCCGGAGCTATTAGCGTTAACAATATAGATATTGGTAGTTTACGAGGCAAGGCTGTAAGTACTTGGACTATTGCATCTCCTACACTAAACACTAGTGAAATGAGTCGTATGATCGATCTACCGCCTGGCGATTATGAAATGATACTTACTAGCACATTTGGCAGGGTAGATGAATACTTAGGCAGTGACAGTGTTAAAGAAGAAACCGCTACTATTGTAGCCGAAGTGACTGGAGTTAGCGGTGCTACTGTAACAGGTGCTGGATTTTGGAAGAAAACTGTTGACTCTACCAAACTAGAAATTAAGGTTGCAAATAAGGCGGGTACAATTAGTACACAACCCACATTAACGGTAACACAACCAACAGTTAGTATAACAAATCCAAGTATAAGTGTTAGCTTTGATCTTACTGCTCCAGAATCTAGTGGTGGTGGCAGTGGTGGTGGACCATAATATGATTTTAATAGGTAAAAGGTAAAAAATGGGAAATGTAACAGGTAGTATTACCGCTACCGCTAGCGGCACCAGTGCAACAGTAAGCGGCACAGCCGTTAGCAGTAGCGGTGGTGCGGTAACTCTAACCAGTGATGAAATTACAAAAACAAAAGTAGAGGCAGTTAAATACGACACTGGACTAAGCACAGTAAACAGAGTAATATTTACTGTGCCAAGCCCTGGCGGTAGCTATAGCTTTAAGATTAAAGCGCCTACACTACCAAATGCAAACTGGGTTCATGCCGGTAGTATGGCTATAATTAATTTCTTAGGTCAAAGCACTCCTAGTACAGTAACATTTTCTACTCAACCTAGTAGTGTCGATGAAGGTGCAGAAGCAACTTTTGAAATTACTACCACAGGACTTGAAAAAGGTAGTTCTTTACAATGGTCACTAGTACATGTTGGCGATGTTAGTCAACCGTTTCACTATGATACTACTACTGCATATGGTGTATCAGGAGGAGTAACATTAGACAATAGTACCAGCCCTAAAGGAACGTTTAAAGTAAAACCAGTGGCAGATGAAACTACTACTCCAACGGGTAAGCAAAAACAATTCAAGATAGAAATTAAACGAAATGGTTTAGTAGTAGCTACTAGTAATACTATTACAGTAAATGATACCAGCAAAGGTCCAGTTTATAGCTTATCACTAAGCCCTACTACAGTAGATGAAGGTCAGGTAGTAACCGGTACAATTACCGCAACTAATCCTAGAGCTATAGGTGAAACACTTCGTTGGGCGTTAGTAGATGTTCCTAGTGCTTATACTGGTAGTATAGGTACGCATTTTACTGCAAGTGGTACAGTTGCTGTGGCTAATAGTACTGGGGCAGGAACATTTACTATTGATGTAAAATTAGATAGTTTAGATAATCCTACAGCAAAAACATTTAAGGTAATGCTTTACAATTTAAGTGGAGCAGAATTATTAACTAGTGCCGTTGGACCAGTTACAGTAAACGATACCTCAAAAACTCCAGGACTTAGTTCCACAATTGCAGCTGGCGGTAGTGCTTTAGCCGGCGGGGACCTAAATGGTCAAAACTTTTATTCAGTAGCTACCTATGCTACTAGTCAAGGTGGTGCAGGCGTTAGCTTACTTCCAGACGGATCCTGGTTTGCCAGGGAAACTAATGGTACAAGCTACAACGGTAAGTGGTTTGATCCTATTACAAAAGATATAGGAAATAACTATTATGTTAGAATTACTAGTACGCAAACTATGTTTTTAGGTGGTGGCGGTACTTATAATGGCGATACAGATTGGACACCACTAAGTAGTATGGTAAGCTTTTTTGCAGCTGCTGAAGGCTATCGTTGCGTAGATCCACAAACACCTATACTTATAGATGAAGATGGTACTACAAAATTAGCTGGTGATTTAGTAGCAGGAGATAGTATCTACACAATGCATGAGTTTACTAAAATGTGGGGTTACTATACTGTTGCAAACATTCAGGCTACTACAAAGCCAAAAGTTTTATTAACTTTTAACGATAGTACAACATTATTAGTTTCTGATTCTCACAAGATCTATATGGGTAAAGATTTATGGTTGCAAATATCGGATTTAAAACCAGGAGATTGTGTGGTTAGCCATAGTAATGGTATGAAAGAAATAGTTAGTATTGAGCTAGTTGGAGAAGGCCCTGTTATAAGTATGGAAATTGAAAATGCACATACTTATGTAGCTAATGACATAATTAGTCATAATGCAAAATTAGGAATAGCAGCTAGTTACGGTGCTGAATATGAACGTGTTTTTACGGTGCAAATTTCTAATCAACGTGGTGGAGGAGGCAGCTCTTCATCTACAAGTACAGTAACCATTGGTGGACAAGTAGGAATACCTCTTTAAAATTATTAATAATTAACTAATATCCCTGCACTATTCTTATATAGTGCAGGGATATTTTTTGCATTGACTTTATTTAGCCCTTGTGGTATAATAGGTTTAAATTGTAAAAAACCGGTACAAATTTGACCAGGTTAAACCTGATTATACGGCATTTTTCAGTAGAATATAGAATTTAGGAGATTGTACAGTGGAGAGTCAAAGTCAAGATTTAGTTCAAACAGTCTCCTTGGTAGCCCTAGCCGCAATTGGCTTAGTTGTAGGAGTTCAAAAACTGTTAAAGGATTGGCGTTCTACAGAAGCCGAAACCAATATCATTCAATTGATGCATACAGAAATAGAGCGTATGGGCGAGCAAAATACAAAACTAAGCACTGAGCTTGGTAAACTGCAAGAAGAAGTTATTAGGTTAAACCAAGAGCTATCAAAGCTTAATATTGAAAATAGCAAGTTGCAGGAAGAAATTGCTCAGTTAACACTAGAGCTAACTCGTTTTAAGCAAATGGGCAGAGGCTAATATGAATCCAGCAAGAATTAATTATAAAGTATATCAAGGCAGTAGCTTTGAAGAAGTATTTCGCTGGGAATCAGCTACAAAAGCTTATGCTACTATTAATACGATTACTAATAGTGCGCCATGTGTAGTTACAGTTAATACAGGTGAACTAACACCTCCACCACACTGGCGTGTGCGTATTACTGGCGTTGGTGGTATGAAGGAAATTAACTTAGCTACTGAAGACAGCTATTATTTATCTACTACTATTGCCAGTAACCAAATAACTATTAATGAAATAAACAGTGCTAATTATGGTACCTATACTAGTGGTGGTATACTTGCATGGAACGCACCAGTACCACTAGTAAACTTAACAGCAAAAATGCAAATTAGAGAAAACCTAGATGGTGCTCTAATATTAGAGTTAAATACGTCAAATGGCGGTATAGTAATAGATACCGCAGCACATACTATTGCCGTTAAAATGACCAGTACACAGACTACAGCATTTAGTTTTAGTACAGCTATATATAGCTTGGAATTAACTGATACGCTTAGTAATAAAGTAACTACATTTTTAACAGGTAATCTTTCACTAGTTAGGGAGGTTACACGATGACTACAACAACAGTAGTTACATCTACTGGTAATACAGTAATTGTTGAAGATCTTCAGCAACAAGTAATTGTTGGTGGTTATCTAGGACCCCAAGGCGTACAAGGTGTACAAGGTTACCCAGGTATTCCAGGCGACTTTGCCGGACAAGGTGTTCAAGGTTATCAAGGCCCTCAAGGATTGCAAGGAGTCCAGGGGTTACAGGGTCGTCAAGGACTACAAGGCAGTCAAGGACTACAAGGATTACAAGGTACTCAAGGACTACAAGGCTTAGCTGTAAATTGGCTAGGACCATATAATAACGCTGTTATATATCGCAAAAACGATGCCGTTTATTATAATGGTAGCAGTTTTATTTACATAAATGAGTACCCTTCTCAAAACGAATATCCAGAATATCCAGGAACTACTACTACTAATTCTTTGTACTGGAACCGTATGGTTCAAGGTACACAAGGTGTACAAGGAGCTCAGGGCTTACCTGGAGGTCTTGGTCCACAAGGAGCTGGTGGTTATGGTCCTGCTGGACCACAAGGTATACGTGGTCCTATAGGTTATCGTGGTGGAGTTCCCTACCAGTGGTCCACAAGTGTTACCGCTAATGATCCTGGAACCGGTCGCGTAAGATTTAATAGTACAAATTTATTAGATGTTACTGAAGTCTACTTTGATATTGTAGATTATACAGGTATTAATCAAGAAAGCTGGATAGAGAGCTGGAATCAAACTCAAAATCCAATAAAAGGCCACCTAGTATTTCAAGCAGCCGAAAGCATTGGCGGAGCCATAGCAGTATTTGGTGTAGTTGCCACTGAAGATCAGGGTGACTGGTACAAAGTAGATGTCAACTACCTAAGCGGTACTTGGCACGGAGGAGTTATTGACCTTAATGATATAACTTCTGTACTATTTGTTCCTGCCGGCGATCAAGGTGTTGGCGGCATACAAGGTATACAAGGTGTACAAGGTCGCAATCTTACATGGCGTGGCAACTATTTGTCTACAGGTAGTTATGGCCTCAATGATAGCGTTAGCTATAATGGTAGCACTTTTGTAGCTATACAAAGTGTACCACAAGGCCAAGCTCCTGAACTTAATTTAGGTGTATTAAATAGCAGCTACTGGACCCTAAGTTCGGCACAGGGTACGCAAGGCGTACAAGGACTACAGGGCTTACAAGGCGTTCAAGGTACACAAGGTCCACAGGGTGTGCAGGGTGTACAAGGCATACAAGGTAACCGCGGTTTTCGTGCTGGTATTCTCTACAGATTCCAAACAGGCACGGACATTAGCGAAGCACCTGAAGCAGGACGCTTTAAGTTTAATTCACTGCCAACCTCTACGCCACAAAATATTACACAGATTACAATCAATCCCAATTCATTAGAAGGTATTGATGTTACTGGTTGGATTGGTAATTTTACTCAAAATCCTGCACATCCAGTTGCTGGTCAACTTGTAATACAACCAGACTATAACGTATTTAGTGCAGCCGCTACAAATCCTGTATTATTAAACAACGATTATCTAATATTTAATGTTACTGGTTTAACGCAAGAAGTAGACGCGCTAAACCCAACAATTATCTACTACAAGCTATCAGTTACATATTTAGCCGGTAAAGCACAAAATATGGTTGGTGGTAGCACCAATGGTTCAATTTGTAGCTTATTTTATGCTAATACTGGTAGCCAGGGTACACAAGGTACACAAGGTATCCAAGGTTTACAAGGACTACAAGGCACACAAGGTTTAACTGGTGGTTTTGGCGGTGCTAGTTTTGATTATACATTTGATAATGCTACCACAGATGACAATCCTGGTAGTGGTCGACTACGCCTAAATAATACCACATTTGCTAATGCTACACGCATGTACATTAGCAAAGAGCAAGACGGTCCTTTTAACATAGCGCAATTTTTATTTACAATTGCACAAAGTACTAGCACAATTAAAGGTCATTTTAGAATTAGTTACAAGGCTACTAGTACAGCCTTTATTATGTACAGTATTAATAGTATTGTTGATACCGGATCATACTATACTGTAGAGTGTAGCTATCTATCAGCTACAGGTGCTGCATTTGTAAATAATGATGACATAATTATTACTTTTGCTAGAACTGGTGATAAGGGCGACCAAGGTATTCAGGGTATGCAAGGTATCCAGGGTCAGCAAGGTCTTCAAGGTGCACAAGGCAGCGGTATTTACTGGCAAGGTAATTATGATTTTACCAAATACTACAAACTAAATGATGTAGTATATTTTAATGGTAACAGCTTCGTTTGCGTATATCCAGGCGTATTTCAAGAAGAAGCGCCAGAGTTTAGTCCAGGCGTATTAAATAGTACCTACTGGAACCGATTAACTGCACAAGGTATGCAAGGTACCCAGGGTATCCAAGGCCTACAGGGTTTACAAGGTGTGCAAGGTGTTCAGGGTACACAAGGTATTCAAGGCCTACAAGGTATTCAAGGCGAAGTAGGTATACAGGGCATACAAG